GTTGTCATGGTAGCGGACGGGGGAGCGAAGGGGAGGCTAAGACTCCCCCGTCCTACCTACCTTATCCGTTGTATTGTTCGATGCCGTGGAGGTCCGTGGTATCGACTTTGCAACGGACTTCGTAGGATATCGACCCATTACAGGCGGTGGTTACTCGAATAGTCCCACGAGTATCTTCCGTAGTAGCAGTTTGCGTTGCCGTATCGTCGCCAGCTACGAAAGCTAGGGGCTCAACAGTGACCATGTAGTTAGCTGCTCCAGCAGAAGGAGTGCCATCACCACTAATACCGATTGAACCAAACTTAGCGCAAGTGCTTGTCGTTTGGTCATCATCAGTAGTAGCAACATCAGAATCTAGGACAGAGACACCAGCACTAGTAGCAATAACTAGGCTAAGTCCAGCGACATCTGTACCAGCAACTACAACCGTAGAAGTCTGAACGCCGGTAGTAGCTGATGTTACAACTGAATTAACTCCCGTAATCTGTCCAGCAACTGGACTAGGGATAAGAACATCAGCACCAGAGGCATAACGAACAGCATCTACTTCAATGGGAACCTGGACAATGTCATGTGGTAGCGTCACATCATCCTCGGTATAACCAATAACCATCTCTGCCTTATAAGGAAGGCCAAGACGATCAAACCAACCAATATCACAAGTATCACCAGAGGCACCGGCAGCAATCACCACCTTGTCAACATACTTAAACGCTTTATTGCCAAAGATGACAGTTGTACCAGAGAGGGTAAGTGACTCTTGCATAACTGTTCCAAGATAGTCACGACCATGAACCGTACACACATGGTTAGAACCAGCGGAACCAGTTGCAGTAAGACAACGGCCATAGGCAGCGTCTATCTTGCCAGCCGTTGAGGTTAGTGAGGTCGAACTACCATCGAAGGTAGATTTGTAGTCACTACTTGTATAAGTGTTTTCACTGCCATCGGCGGTGACGCCATCCCAGATGCCATCAGCATCGAGAGCGGCAGGGCCACCGAGATATGCAATGTGCTGGTCCCCAACAACGTCAGCAGCAAACTCCATGTTGGGTACATACTGTGAGATACTTCGTGGATAGTTGTCCGCGACAACTTTGGTCATATCCTTTATCCTTAAACGGTGTGATGAACCTTAGAAGATTTGGTAGCACGTTCCTTCTGTTCCGACTTATTCTTCAGACTTTCTGCCTCAGGGTTGCCCACGACATCGCCTGTTTCCATATCGACATGTGCCGGTGGTCGAAGAAATCCTTGCCTATTCATTTCTTCTTCGGTCCAAATGTGGAGGGAAGAACCACTAGGTAGATATACCATCCAGCCAGCATCAACTTCAATCTCTTCGTAGTCAAAGCCACCGAGCAACTTACCTTGTTGGTCCTTCTTTGGACTCGTAATAGTCTTCATACGAGTCCCTTCCAGCTTATGTGCCTCAAACCTTGCCTTAACAGCCATTTTCATCCCCTTCCTTACTAAGTCTAGGCGTTAGTCAAGTACGCATGAGTCCTAAAGCACTTCCAAATGCACCATTGTCCTTGCCATACGACACGACGGCCATGAGCATCAATCGTCCAGGGGGCGACCAGCTCTTTAACCTTCATGTTTACATGCTTGAGGACGTGGAGACGAAGATACTTGCTGTTAATGAAGAACGCCGTATTAACAGGACAGTCCTCGTCGTAGAGCATCGGAATGTTCTGGTGTTTCACGCCAGAGAAGCCCAAGTCCATCATCTTCTTGCCAGAGTTGGACTCTGACAGATTGATAACGAGCTTGTCTCGAACGGCAGTACGATAATGCCTGTACAAGTTTCGGCCAGTAAGGATAACATCAGGCTTGTCGCCTTTGAGCGTCAAGTCCATCAAGATATCGTCAAAGGCTTCTTCAATGTTCGTGCTATCGAGGTTACCGTTGAAATCATAAGCGGAAGTCCGCCACTGAACTTCATTGGCACGGTTAATGTTGCCAACAGTACCAGTCGTGGGATCAGCAGGAATGAGAAGACCAAGGCCCTGTGGATCAGTACCCGCACCGGAAGCATAGAGGTACTCGGAGAACTTCTCCTTAATACTCTCTTCCAGAACGTCGATCTTAGCCTTCATCAGCTTGAAGATTTGAGCCGAACCACGGTTCTCATCTTCTTCCTGGTCCGAAATCACAACCGAGCCTGCAACACGCGCCCAATTGTAGGTAACAGTGTCGAACTCACTCGTCTGAGCAATTGGCTGCTCGTCAAAGTACTCATACGAAGTGATGTTGGGGTTACGACCCAGCGTGAGTGGGTTCGTAATTTCATGCCCGCCGTCTTCAAATTCAACGCGACTGTTCGCAAACGCCCAAGCCATCAAAGCATTGGACTTAATCGAAGCTAGGATCAGCTTCTTGCGCGAACGAGTTAGCGTGGATTCAAGAACGGTGGCAATGGGTGTACTCGCCATGTTCTAGACTCCTAGTCTGTTATACCAGCCTCGGCCATCGCTTGACGAATGATGTCATCGGTCGAGGTATTCACATCGGCCACTCTGGCAGTATCGGTCACATTACCCTGTGACACACCACCGTCGGGCGGCTGTGGCGGCGTATTTACACCATTTATTTTTGCAGCTTCAGCTTGTTGCTGCAAGACTTCAATGGGTTTCGTCCAGTCTAATCTACGTTGGAGGTAGAAGTTCTGGAGTTTGTAATACGCGGCTTCTGGTGACAAACTATTGTCTTCTTGTAGAAGTCGGGCGAGAGAGTTCTCATGTATCGCTGCATCGGGATGATCGCCACTAAACTTGTTATAGATCTCCGTTGCGCGAGAATGGGCAGCTTGTGTGTCTAACTGTTGTTGCCGATCACCGACTAGCGGGGCGAGAGCATTGTCGAGCATTTGTTTGACGGCATTCATATCGGTGCCGCCACCGCTGACGATTGCATCGACATTATGCCCACTACTTTGCGCCTGTGTCAACATATATTGTATCGTTTCTACAG